TCAATCTGTTCTTTAGCTTGAAAATATTCATCGGCATGCAAAAGCTGTAATTTCTGCTTCAAAGCTTCGTTTTCACTCTTGATCTTACCGATTCTGAATAAGTCTAAAAGTCCCATGCGTTTCCTTCCTACTTTTAACAATAAATTTTCAGAATAATAAAATTGTGTTTTACAAATAATATTTCCATGAAAATATTATTAAATAAAATTATGTATGATAAAAACATTTCTGTTCGGCAACTTTCCATGATGACTGGAATTTCAAAATCCACAATCAATAACATTGCAAACGAAGTGTATTCACCTACGCTTGATAACATGGAATTACTTGCCAAAACGCTAAAAGTGCACATTTCCGATCTGTATGAGTCGGAATACAAATAAGTGTCCAGTATTCTGGACGATTACCTCCGTTAGAGTGATTTTCTTTACTTCCATCCGTATTAATTGATAGAGGCCATTGAGAAATGACATATTAATACAAAGGAGGTAATAATATGAGAAAAACACTTGAAACGAACAAATGTTTGATGTATATTAAATACAAACATACGTTCGATAAAGCCCAGAACGGAGGTGCGTACATATGAAAAAACCGGATGAATACAAAGAATATATCGTGGAGATGCTTGATAAGCTGGATGAATCAGATGAAACATTCCTGAAACAGCTTATTATTCTTATAAGAAAACATCTCGAAAGGAAAAGGGGACGTTAGTCCTCTTTTTTTATATTCTCAACCAGTTTTTTACTAAAATCTTTCATTACTTCCTGAGAAGCAGGAGACAGCTCGTTGTATGTTCGCACGATTTCCAGAATAATTCCATAAAAAGAATTATTCTTTCCGTCTTCTAACACATCTGATACCAGATCTGCAATCTCTTCATCTTCAGAAAGTTTTACAAACATCTCTCCATTTCCAGTATGCAACCACTCAGAATTAACACTGTATGTTTTGCAAATTAAGTCTAAAAAAGGTTCATCTGGAATAGTTCTGCCAAGCTCAATATTTTCTATTTTTCCTCGGCTTTTTAAGCCTAATTTATTGGCAAAATCTTCTCTGGAAAGACCAAGAGCTTTTCTAAGCTCTTTTACACGTTCGTTCAAAAAAACACCTCCTTTTAACAAAGATTATAACATTGCAAAAGTACGTTGTCAACGTAAAAAAATAAGAAGCAAATAAAAAATACGTTGACACTGCATTAACAACGTGATACAATGCATTCAGAAAGCAAAACGGAAAGCGAGGTGAACGAAATGAGAAAAATGAAAATCAAAGAAAGAAATGAAAGAGCCCAGGGAGTATTATCACACTTCTTGGACAATATGGGATATTGGCGAGAAGTCGAATATCTGGTGAAAGGCTTATCAGAGGAAGAGCTGGAACAGGTCGATGATAGAGTTGTAGAAATTACGGAATCAATAAAGAAACAATTTCTGTGAAACAACAGACAAGGAATAGCCGAAATGGTCAGCAATGACCGTCCACCGGAACCACCCCACCGGTGCTGAGGATGGCAGGGCAGAAAACAGCGGGAGGTGAAGAAAAAATGCAATTAGCATGTTGTATCGTAGGTACGGGACTTTTAATTTCAGCGGTTGTTGCCTGTATCATCTCTGAAAACAACATAATATGGATTACGTTGCTGATATTAGGAGAGATAATCGCGTTCTTTGGTTACGCACCTGTATTGTTAGCGCTAAAACTCTTTGGACAATAATTGAATACAGTGTTCATACAGCTTGTCGGTATCTTTGGAAGCACCATTTTGCAACACTTTGTTTGCCAAAAGAAAAAGAGAACGCCGAACGCTTCGACGATGGCAAACAGCCGCTAGTTTAAGAGATTTTTTGTAAAAAGTTAAAGCAAATCCGCGTTTTTCAGTTCCGTATTGACAAGAGGAGTAGGCATCAGAGAATGCTTCACATAATTCAAGATGTTTTACAATTGTAGAACTCATTTTTGAAATTTTATACTCTTTGATGGAATGGATGAGTGCAGTGATTGTTGGTGCGACGATTGCGGCAAATGCAGTTACAAATGCAGCAGTGACAGTAAAATTGTTATCCATACTTTCTCCTTTCTGACTTACTCGGGTATGCCAGTACCCTGTAAATACAGTATAGGTGGGTGTTACATAAAACACAATATGCACAACCAAAATAGACAGGAATCGAAGAAAAAGGAAAGAGGTGAATACCATGACAGAAGAAAGAAAAACGTTATTAAACGAAATTACAGAAGACCTGAAGCATCTGGATCAGAAATCATTGGAGCTGATGCGTACAGGAGTTGAATTACTTAGATGCAGGGACGCAATGGAAAAGGCTGCAAAGAAAGCAGGATAATTACTTACCCTGCAATCCCGAATACAAAAGATAGAGCTGATATGGAATTAGAACAACAGGTTTTTGAAACTCCAGAAGCTCACCATTAATGTAGATATCCATACGTAACATAACGTTTCTCCTTTCTTACTTACCTTACTTACACCTCAATGATAACAACCAGAGGACGCGGTGGCAAGAAAAGAAGAACGACAAAATATGACAAAAAGCGAGGTGAGAGATATGGTAGAACCATACAAACCATTATACACGGCAAAGCAGGCGGCGCAAATTCTGCTCATCAATGTATCTACAGTCTATGAGCTGATGAATACCGGACAGCTTCCATACCTGATTTTGGGAAAGGGTAATGGAACCAGAAAGATTCGGGGAAGTGATCTGGAAAGATTCATTGAAACCCAGAAACCAGCAGAACCACAAGGAGAAACAGCATGAGAAAGATATGGATCATAAGATTCTCTGATGGAACAATCGGCTCCTGCTACGGCACCCGATCAGGAGCCGCGGAGATAGCAGAACTCCGGAAAGAAGACTATGGAGGATCTTACACAATAGAAGGAGGTAGAAACGATGATGAGAGAACTTAACATTTCTTTGATCACGGGGATTATTGTAGGAAATCTCCCGATATGGCAATGGGATACCAGAACAGGATGCGTGGTCGGAATTTTTACGATCGCGGGAATTGTATGCGGAATAATCCTGTGGCTGGGGGATAAGAAGGCAAAGAAAAAGAACCCCACAGCGGCAACTGTAAAGGTTCAGTGATTAAATGGTGCTGTATGAAATAACAACTATAGTTAGTATATCATACAGCACCTGAAAGTCAAGATGCAGGCAGGAACCACCTGCTATATTTTTGACCTTTTTTGAGATCCACAGAGGTATCGAGTACCTCTTGGGGGCTCGATTAAGCGTATTAGAGTTACGACAGAGGTGTATATGAGATACAAGGTGCTATGCGGATATATCAGACAGAGGTGGAACTGTGGAGACACAGTGGAAATTGAAGAAAAGCATACCGGAAAGTATGGAGCAAGAGGACAGACCAGACAGAAAAGAAGAAAAGCCACTCCAGAAGAGATTGCGAAGCATAACCAGTGGAAGCGCGAACGTGATGTTCGAAGGCTGATCAAGTGGAACTTCCGCGAAAGGGATTACTGGATCACCCTCACTTATCCCAGAGATTATAAACCCACATGGGAAGAAATGAAGGATCATGCCGGTAAACTGGTGAGAAAGATCAGGGAAAAATACAAAAAACAGGGGTGGATACTGAAATACATATATCGTCTTGCAATCGGAACAAGAGGTGGCCGACACATCCACATCCTGATCAACCGTGAAGCCAATGAAAAAACGGCTACAGATCTGATAATTACAGATCTTTGGGAACAGCAGTGGGGACACGGACATGTCAATTTCCGCACGCTCTACAGCGAAGGCGGATACAGACAGCTTGCCATCTATATCATAAAACCTCTGGAGAAGTGGGAGTCAGAAGAGCTTAAGAGATACCACCCGTCCAGAAACCTCATCCGCAAGGATCCTGAGACAGAAGAAATTAAAAGAAGGAGCCTTGTTGATCGCGACGGTAAATCACGTCCACCAAAAGCACCAAAAGGTTATTACGTGGATCCGGAAAGCATCGAGACAGGGAAGAACCCAGTAACCGGCTATGCGTACCGACATTACACATTAGTAAAAATCAAGAAGAAGGAATAAAACATGCAGAAAGTAGATGTTTATCTGGAAACAGACAGTGCATATCAGGGAAAAACATACAGAAAATGCGGATATGTCCTCTCTACGTTTCTGCGTAGCGGGGATGAATGGACTAGGCAATATTTTGGCAATTATACCGGCACATACCACCAGACTGTACTCCGGATCATAGATGAAGCGTTATCCAGAATGAACTTCCCGGTCGAGGTCTGCGTGCATACACAGGATATTTACGCAGCAAGCCACCTTTCTAAGCTGGAAAAAATGGCCGGAGAAGACTGGTGCGATGCAAAAGGGAATCTGATCAAAAACGCACAGGAATGGCAGCAGGTATACCGAAACGTCCATAAATTTTCAGAACCACACAAAGTATCAGCAATATCAGGAAAACACAATAGTTCCATGTGGTTACAGGAGATGATGAAGAAAGATGAATGCAAAAGAATTATCGGAACAGGCCTGGAGCCTGAGACCAGACCAGAATCCGGCAACAATGGAGTTTCTGGGAATGTCTGTCCGTAATGGAGTGAGATATAGATACTACAGAGATGAAGGAGGTGCAATATTGTATGACAGCGAACCAGAGGAAGGAAAACCGGAGTGGATGATTCGCGCTGACAAAGCAGCAAGAAGACGACGCGGTATCTACAACTAAGAAAAAAGGGAAATATGTATGAGAACAATCGCAATTATCAACTTAAAAGGCGGTGTGGCGAAGACCACATCAAGCATCAATATTGCTTATATCCTTACTACACGGGGATACAAGGTGCTTCTGGTGGATAACGACAAGCAGGGAGACTGCAGCAGGGGATTAAACCGCCGCACCTCAGACGGGGATGGCATTGACCGGATTATGACAGACCGGCATCCAGATATGCAGAGCCTGATCCACAACACAGATTATGCGGGACTGGATATCATCACGGCGAATCTCGGGCTCTTGACCGCAAACATGGAAGTGACCATGGACCGTGTGAGACCGCAGCAGAACAGATTGAGAAAGGCATTGCAGCAGGTGGTAGACCGGTATGATTTTTGCGTAGTGGACAATGCTCCAGATATCAACATTTCGGTTATTAATGCACTGACAGCCGCTAATGACGTTCTGATTCCGGTTGAGGTGGACGATAACACGTTGGAAGGCATGAATGAACTTCTGGAGCAGATTCAGGAAGTTAAGGAAGAACTGAATCCAGATCTGCAGAACGTACGCTGCTTCATAAGCAAGTACCAGAAAGGCAATCCGGCGCACGTCCAGGGAGCAGAGATCATCAGAGACTATTATCCGACGATGGAAACGATAATTCGTTTCTCTGGTGTAGTTGCAAGAAGCACCTTCATGCGCGCACCGGTTGCCCTCCACAGTTCGCGATCGGCGGCAGCAGAAGACTATGAGTTACTTGTAACTGAGTATCTGGATATGATCGGAGGTGCACAGGATGGCGAAATTTGACCTTAAGGGAATGCTCTCAGAACGTTCTTCACAGGAAATGACTATTCCGGAGCAGAAGACGGTATACCGTAATCCGGAAGATCTGATCCCGTCAAAGGATAATTTCTACAGCATCGAAGACACCGAAAAATTAAAACAGTCCATTAAGGCACTGGGAATCTTGCAACCACTCCTGATCGAGGAAAGGGATGGCAAAGATTATATTTTGGCTGGACATTCCAGAAGAAAATGCTGTCTTGAGCTGATTGAGGAGGGGATGGACCGCTTCCGGAAGATCCCGTGCGTGTATAAGCCTAAGATCGAGCTGAGCACAGCATCTGAAGAAGATGAGATCATCCGGAAGATCATAATCATCCAGTCCAATACCTACCGTGAAAAATCCGACTGGGAGAAAATGACGGAAGCACTGCAGATGGAAGAACTGGTCAAGGAACTCCGCGAAAAAACAGATCTTGAGGGCAAGACAAGAGAGATTGTATCCGACCTGATAGGAGTCTCGCCTACCCAGATCGGAAGGTATCACAGCATCAGCAATAACCTGTCTGAACGGCTCGCGGACGCATTCAGACAGAACAAGCTGAATATTTCCACAGCAGCAGAGCTTGCCGGACTGAATGAGAAATATCAGACGAAAGCCTGTGAACTGTTAGAAAATGCCGGACAGCTTGCTCTGAACGATGCAAAACTCCTGAAAGCACAGCAGGAACAGGAAAGGGACATTCCTGGACAATTGACAATAGAGCAGGTGCTGCATCCACATAAACCGGAAGAAGTTAATGCAGTTATTCCGGTAGATATCCAGATTGACCGGTTCTACGAATCCTTACGGAAGAACATAGAGACCTATGTCCGGAAATCAGATCTGAATATGACTACATACATGCTCAGTGCCCTATACGGAACAGTACGTGTCCGAAACGGACACCTGAACTATCAGGGAAGCAAGGAAGGAATCATCTTCAATGCTGGTTCTGATCAGGAAGAACTGATGAGCTGGACGGATTTCTCAAAGAAACTGATCGAAAAATACGGGAAGAAACAGAAGCCGGTCAGGATGACGGCAGTGGACGAACCCGAAGAACTGACAATAAAAGAAGTGATCGCAATATTTCATGATAAATTTCCTAAAAAGTTTACCTGTATGATGAGAGCAATCAGACCGGCAAAAAACAATCATGAATCAGCAGTCATGGCACAGAAAGTACTTGCTCCTTGTGGGTTTAGTTCATTGAGCGGAAACGGTGTAATGAATTATGAATTCCGCGGAATGTCAGCAGGTGCAAAATTCGAATGCAAGGGAAGAACTTTGAATACAAGTTACAGATATCTGGTTGAACAGGCAAGATTCATGTACGATCCGTTCTCTCCTGAGTTTGATAATCCGGAAGAACAATCGGCAGCAGGATCACCAGACAATCAGCAACAGGACGATTTTGTTGAGGATAACAAAATCGAGGAACATATTACTGAATCCAACAAAACATCCGACCATACCGGTGATATTACCGAGATGGCATCAGCAGATAGTTCTGAAATATCGATACAGCCACCATTGCCAGTTATGAAAAATAATGATCAGCGAAAAGAATGGCTGAGAAATTATAAAGAATGGGGACTGTGGTACACAGATGAACATATTGGAGCAAGATACTACAAATATGATTTTGAAAACGGCACACGCCTGATCGTAGAAGAATATGATCCGGAACCGGTTCACAACAGTCCGTGGGCACCGAACGAACCGTACTACATGCATCTTGTAGGCGGACCTGAACCGGAAAGAAATAACGGAATACCGAAATGGACGTATCATTCAAAATACAACAAGTATCCGAATAGTGAAACAGAACTTGTAGAGTTTCTGAAAGGAGTACAGAAATGAAGATTAAATGCACGGAATGCGAGTATCTGACAATGTATCACAGATCAGGAGGAACTTATTCTTCGTACGGACGGGGTGAATATTGCTGTGAACATCCGGTTTCAAGAAGGCTTCCTGCAAAGGCTTTTGGAAACAAAGCAAGATGCTTTGTATGTTTTGGAACAAATGAACGAGAAACCAGGCCAACAATAAAAACAGCTCCCCGGTGGTGTCCGAAGAAAGGAAAGAAAAATGAGTAAATTGGATTCATACATGCAGGGACGTACAGAGGGAATGGAATTTGCACTTCGCCTTGTGAAAGATAAAGGGATTGAAGAACTGGAAAAGGAAATCAGATTCCGACAGAGAACCGGTATCAGTCTGAATGTAACACGTCAGGAACTGAATGAGGCAAGTAACAAAATAAAAGAAATGACACTGGACACATTTACACTTCTTTCTGTAGCCTGTCTTTGCGATTTATGGGGCTTCGGCAAAAAAAAGGTGTCAGCAATACATGAACAAGATGGCAGAGGGTGCACAGTACCTTGTAGATGATCTTGCTACATGGGAAGACTACCGGAAAGCAGTACAGGAGCGTTTAGGATTTGAAATCAAGATAAGGTGGAATGATTGATGAAAAGAACAAAATGGACGAAATTGTTGAGAATATGGCGAATTACATCTGCGATCACATATGTCAGAAACCAAAAGAGATCACAGATCAGGAGAAACTGGAAGATTACTGCGCGGAAGAATGCGAGATGGGACAACATTTCTGTAATATCCTGAACCGGTACAATAAGATCAACGATTTTGAAGAAAGCGAACTGCGTAAAATAATGACCAAATACCAGGAGATCGTCCTCTGCAAAGAGTACGAGTACAAGGCATCCCACCCAGTAACAGATCTATCATATTGCAGGCTAGGAATGGGGATGGACGGAACATTAAAAGAAACTGACGGATGCAGCAGAGGAGTAAAGGTGTCCGATTCGGACACCTCAAAATAACGGGTGCAATCTAAAATCCATATACAACACACCGGGGGAGGTACCTGTATACCTCTCCCAAAGAAAGGAAACACAATGGATCAGGAAGGATTATTATTTCCGAAATCCGGAACAAAGAAAAAACGAAAGAAACACATGAAAAGCATTCTTCCCGGAGATCAGCCTGGTATCTGCTATCTCTGCGGCAGCAGGCAACGGATAGAAGATCATCATATCTTCTTCGGTACTGGCAGTCGGACGAAATCAGAAGAAAAAGGCATGAAAGTACATCTGTGCGCAGACTGTCACCGTGAAGGACCAGAAGCAGTGCACAGATACCGTGAAGCTGATCTGTATCTGAAAAGAACAGCACAGAGACAATTCGAAAAGAATCATACCCGGCAGCAGTTCCGGGAGATCTTCGGAAAGAGTTATTTATAGTCAGGAGGTAGAGAATGGAAAATAAAACATGTAAAACCTGCAGGGACAACGACGATGGTCTCTGCGACCGAAAAGGCATCCTGATAGAGGATGATGATACCTGTGATCACCACAGGAAGAACTGGAAAGATGCGATGCTGAAACAGTTCTTCCGGAACGATGAAAGGAGCGGAACGAGATGATAACGACAGCACTGGAGACACTAAAACTAATTATCTTACTGTTGATAATTATATATGCAATCCTTGCCGCGTGCGGAGCTGCAAGACGAAAAGATATTGCAGCTACAATCGTGTGGTGCACACTCTGGATCACATGTGTAATAGGACTGAGGTAGCTTATATACAAAGACACGATCACAAAAGAAATTGTGCAGAAATGTATAGATCAGGGCATGACGCAGACAGAGATGGCAATCAGGCTCGACACATCGTTTGAAACCATCCACCGCCTGCTAAAGCAATACGACCTGAAACCGGCTTATAACCACGATACCGGGAAATACGACGAAGAGAAAATGAAACGGTGCCTGCAGCAGGGAATGACAGCAAAAGAAATAGCACAGACATTTGGTGTGATCAGCACCACGGTTTCCAGATGGAAGAAGAAATACAATCTGGATATCCCACCAACACCGAGAACACCACGCAAGAAGAAGGTTACAGATTGCAGAACTTGTATCTACCGGGCTCGCGGGGAGAACTTGCCGTATAAATGTAATTATCTGGAAATAGCCGGTCATACCCGGAACATGGGACAACCGGAAGAAAACTGTTCGAAATACGAAAAGGGAAAGAGAGGAAGAAGAAGTGGAAAAAGAAAAGTTTGATACCTGCAAACATGCAAAAAGAACCGGAAACTTTGCAGTATACACAAAACCCACCTGCAAACAGGCAACCATGATCCGCGGCCAGTTGGTAGTCAGCAAAGCCAGATGCCTGAAATGCGAACTGTGGGAACCAAAGAAGACAAGGAGGAAGAAAGATGCTGATCAGAAGCCAGAATAAAGAAGTATTGACAAATCTTAATGCTTTGGCAGGCATTGAGATTGCAGAAGGACCTGTAAAAACAGTTATAACATCATATATCACTGGATGCAGTTATCTGCTTGGAGAATACAGTAACAAGCAAAAAGCTGTAAAGGTACTGGATATGCTACAGAAAGCTTATACAGAATATGAAATGCTTCGGGGCATGTCAACAGGAATGGGAGGAATTATGACCACATATAACACAAAGATGATTGTTAACGAATTAAAAAAAGAAATTCAGGAGAAAACCATTTTCCAAATGCCAGAAGACAGTGAGGTGGAAATGAATGATTAAAGGAAAAGCTAAAATGGAGTTCGGAACAGGCGATATCAGAATGACGGGAGCTCTTAGCAACAACGTTGGAGCTTTGTGCTGCATTACACAGCCACCACATGAAATAGGTGAGAAAGTACCGGTAGAGGATGAATGGGATCCGGTTCAGGCAGAAGTAATCCTGACATTCTCCAGAACAGAGAGTATTGATGCTCTTATAGCGGAACTACAGGATGTAAAAGCAATGATGAACGGAACCTACCCGTTCGAAAAGAGAAGAATCAGAGAACAGAATCTGAATTTTGACACGTTTATGCACAGACCTTAAGTGAGAATAGATATGAATAGAAGAGAGACGACAAAGATGTTATGCGAACTTCTGGAAAGACAGTATTTCTCCGGCATGGGGAAATACTGGGCGAAAGAAGTGAGCATTGATCCATGGGCGGCAAAAGGAAAGCCCAAAAGAGTAGATTACATGCAGTTCATTCCGGCAAATCAATGTTCTGTATCAGCAATAGAAAAGGGAATTTTCGTTTGCTATGAAATTAAAAGCTGTAAAGAAGACTTCTATAGTGGGAACGGGCTGAATTTTCTTGGTGAAAAGAATTACATAGTAACTACGATGCAGTGCTATAAAGAACTTCTGGAAGATATGCGGAACGGGAAGTTCTGGAAACATATACACGAGAACTTTCCAGAATCAGCTACACACGTCGGAGTGATGGCCGCGGTCCCGGAATATACAACGGCAGCAGATGAATTTGAATCACCTACTCCGATTAATACAGACAAGAAGTGGAAACTTGCAGTCGTGATGCCGTGTCATTATGGATTACGGAAGAAATCGATGATAGAGCTGTTATTTTGCATGCTGAGAAGCGGACATTGAGGAAAAAGCTAAAGAAATCACTAAAGTACAAGCACCAAAAGACATTAATTACAATAACTGTGATTGTGAAGTAGATAATATGACGGTGTGGTCTAGTTTTAAGGAGGATTGAATATGGGATATTGCAAAATCGAATGCCCGGACGGAAAAAATAGAGTGCTGTATCCACTGTGAGAGACAGGAAGGTTGTGATAACAGATGCGATATGATGGACAGTTATGCATATGTAGAGGAGTGTGAAAATTATGAGACTGAAGTCGGGAATGCTTGCGTTGACGAGATCACAGGAGGCGAATGATGGCAAAAGGCTATGATATAACACCCGAGCTTGCTATTGCAGCATATAATACGCTGATACAATTCTGCAGACAGCAGGAAGGAATGATTCTGTGTAGCAGATGTGTTTTACACAATCGCTGTCCAGCGATAACTGATCGTGCCCCAGCACCCGAGAAGTGGGGAGAAATCCATTATCCCAGAATGACGAGTAACACCACAATCAAATATCTGAAGGATGGAAAAGTACAGATGATCACCTACGGAAGAAGCGAAGATGCAGAGAAAGCATTTAAGGAGATGGCCGCGAAATGATCTTACTGAGAAAGCTATTATACTGGATATTCCAATCCAGAAAGCAACACTGCAGATGCTGTTGTCTGACCTGCCCATATTTCGAGAAATGCAGAGCAGGACTATAGAGAGAACGGGGCAGCAGGACAAAAGAAATAGAAACAAGGAGGCTGACATCATGGATAAGAGAGTCCTGGAAGAATACATAGATGCATGCGAGGTGATCAAAGACACAGAAGAAGAGATTCACAAGTTAGAATCGAAAAAGAGCATCACAGCCAATGAAACGGTATCTGGAAGTAATCCGGAATTTCCTTACAACCCACAGCACTTTAAAGTACAGGGAACAACATACTCTTATTCCGATGATGTGAGACTCCGGGCAAAGAAAGAAGTTCTGAAACAGAAGAAGGAAAAAGCAGAAGAACTGAAACTGCAGGTGGAAGTGTGGATGATATCAATCCCCTTCCGGATGCAGCGTATCATCAAGTATAAGATATTCGAGGATATGACGTGGCAGCAGGTGGCAGATCGGATGGGAAGACGTGTAACAGCAGAGAGCGTGAAAAAAGAATTTCAGAGATTTTTTGAAAAAAATTAAAGTTTGTCCCAAATGTCCCACATGTCCCGATAAAAGATGCTATAGTATATCCTGAACGAATTGGATATAACCAATGCGTTTCATACGTACTTTCCCATATGAGTACCAATTATCCCTGAGGGAAAAGGTTATTGCTTATCCTGATGACTAGAGGCTGGTCCGAAAAGCATACCGGAACATAGCTCAGCAGCGTAGAGCAGAGGCATTTCAGCACTCGTGTCGGCGGTTCAAGCCCATCTGTTCCGATCACGTGAGGGAAGCGCGTGAATGCAGGTTTTCATAATAGTATCTCCTTAAAGAAGCGGAGCTGGCAGCAGTTCCGCTTTTGAATATTCAGGTGTCCAATTCGGACACCTTTTTATAAAATGTGTATAATGCGTATAAAAAAACTTGACAGTGCGCATAGTGCGTATTATAATATAAACATAGAACAACAGAAAGGAGCACTGTTAAGATGCGGTTCAGAGAACTCGAAAAGATTTTACTGGCGGATAGATGGGATCAAGTAGCTCAGAAGGGTTCGCACCATCAATACAAACATCCGACTAAGCCAGGGAAGGTGACGATACCCGAACATGGCGGTGATATACATATGGATACAGTAAAATCAATTAAGCGTCAGGCTGGAATATAAAATCCAGCCGCGCTAATAATATATCTTAACATGATCCTAAATGAGAAGAGGAGGAGCAACAATGAAACTTATTTATCCGGCGGTCTTTTATCCGTTTTCAGACGGATCAGGAGGCTACACTGTAGAATTTCCAGATCTACCCGGATGCGTCACGGAGGGGAATGACCTTGAAGAGGCTTTTGAAATGGCCATTGATGCGGCAAGCGGATGGGTACTTGACGAGTTAGAAGAAGGTAATGAGATTCCTAAAGCATCTGCATATGCAGATGTAAAACCACGTGAAAACGGGCAGGTAAATATCGTATTGCTTGATATGGACAAATATGCAGAGCAGTATGGTGAAAAAGCAGTGAGAAAAAATGTAACTATTCCGGCATGGTTAAATACTTTTGCCGAAAAAAGAAAGATTAATTTTTCACAGGTATTACAGGAGGCTATTTTAGCAAAAACACAGAAAGCGTAAAAAACATATTGAAACAAGAGAGGCACCCTTCGGGGTGCTTTTCTAATGCCAATTTTCGTACAGCGTGCACAGCACCAGCGCATACATACTTTAGGCATGGATTCACTGTATGTAAGTGTTCACACCTCCTTTCGTCACGGTAGCAATCGGCTGTCGTATATGGTGCTGGCAGGACTGTATTTGGATAAAAGAAAGAAGGTGAGCCTGAGTGACAAAAAAACAGAAGATTTTTGCAGATGAATATCTGATAGACCTGAACGCCACAAGGGCTTACAAGGCAGCATATCCGACCGTAAAGAGGGATGAAACAGCAGCTCAGGCCGGCAGCAGGATGTTGAGAAATGTCAAGGTTGCGGATTATATACAGAAACGAATGCAGGACCGTCAGAAACGCACAGAAATAACGCAAGACAGGGTCCTGGAAGAACTGGCGGCTATTGCTTTTGCAAGAGCTACTGATTTTGCAGAAGTAAAAGACGGATTCGTTATCATAAAAGATACAGCAGGGTTATCAGAACAGCAGATTAAAGCTATTGCCGGAATAAAAGAAGGCAAGTTTGGCATTGAACTGAAACTGAATGACAAGGAAAAAGCATTGGAGCTCCTCGGCAGACATCTCGGAATGTTCAAAGACAGGGTGGAAGTATCAGGTCTGGAAGAAGAGAAAAAGAAACTGGGAGATATCCTGGAACAGTTGCGTGGTGGTGGATAGTGAGCACTGAACGTCTGGTACTATCAGAAAAATACAAAGCATTCCTGAGATGCGATGCACCGGTCGAGTTCCTTGAAGGTACGACTGCAGCGGGCAAGACAACTGTCGGCCTGTTTAAGTTTATGTGTAAGGTCGCGGAATCACCAAAGAAACTACATATCCTGGCAGCAGATGACACCGGAGCTGCAGAAAAGAACATCATCAACAAAGATCTTGGCATTCTGGATGATTTCGGAATATTGACTGAGTACAAAGGTAATGGATCTGGGGAATACAAGATGCCACATATCCTGTTCCATCCATCCGGCGGGGATAAAATCATCTTTGTGGTTGGATATGGAAACAAGAGCAAGTGGAAGGATGCCCTCGGCGGTCAGTATGGATGTCTGTATATCGATGAGATCAACACTGCGAACATAGAGTTTGTCCGTGAGGCATCCATGCGCTGTGATTATCTGATGGCAACGCTTAATCCGGATGATCCGAGTCTTGATGTATACAAAGAGTATATCAACTGCGCCAGGCCACTTCCGGAGTGGGCGGACAGTACTCCGCAGGAAATTAAAGACGAATTGAAAGAAGAACCAAAACCCGGCTGGGTTCATTGGTTCTTTTCTTTTGACGATAATGCCGGTCTTCCGGAAGAAAAGAAACAGCGAATCATACAGAATACCCCGAAGGGAACAAAGATCTGGAAAAACAAGATTGAGGGGCTGAGAGGAAAAGCAACTGGTCTGGTGTTCAGTAACTTTAGCCGTGCGCGTCATGTAAAAACAAAAGAATGGGCAAAACAATTTGTTCAGGTTCCGGGTACTACAAAGAAAAATGAATTTTTTATGTGGTTCTCGGCAGCAGTAGATACTTCATATTCGCAGAAGTCACCGGATACGATCGCGTTTTCTTTTCTGGGAATTACAAACAAGGGAAAATGTGTTGTTCTGGATGAGAAAGTGTATAGCAATGCAGAACTGGATACTCCACTGGCCCCGTCAGACACGGTAAAAAATCTGATTGATTTTCTGGACAGGAACAAAAAAGAATGGGGACTTGCACGAAATGCATTTTTGGATAGCGCCGATCAAGCAACTATGCAGGAGTGGAATAAATATAAACGTAGAAATGGCTGTATTTATACGCTTAATGATGCATGGAAACAGATGGAAATCATTGACCGTATCAACGCGCAGCTTGGATGGATGGCTTTTGATGATGAGTCTGGCATTGAATCTAATTTCTATGTTCTGGATACATGTCCGACCTATATTAGCGAACTGGAAACATATAGCTGGAAAGAAGATAAAGACAATACTCCGGAAGATGGACATGACCATATGGTGAACTCTGTACAGTATGGATGGATCCCATACCAGAGCAAAATATACAAGAGGTGAGAGAATGAACCGACTTCAAAGCTTTATTGCTCGGATTTTTAAGATAGAACCGGCAAGAGACAGAACAGTAACGATTATAGAACCGCATACGTTCCGGGAAAATGTACTAAGAAATAAAATTTGGTATCGTGGTGACAGCGCAGAGCTAGAACAGTATTTTCAGAAGACTGCAAGGTGGGACGTGGAAAAAGCCCGCTTCTGGGCAGCTCATGCACAGGGAAATGTCAGAAAAATGCACAGCGGTATTGTTGGTACTGTTGTGGATCGCTATAAAGACATTGTTCTGGCAGACATGGATTCTATAGACTTCGGAGAAAACCAGAAATCACTTAATGAACTGTGGAATAAGCTTTATGAAAAAAGCAAACTTAATGATGTAATTGGAGAAGCAATAACGGGAACTTTGGCAGCAGGAGACGGAGCTTTTAAGATTACGGCAGATTCCTGCAGTGAGTATCCGATCGTAGAATTTTATGATGCGGAAAACGTGGACTACGTGTATGTACATTCGAAATTGCAGGAAATTAAGTTTTACACGACATATAAGAACGGTAAAAAAGATCTCAGACTGGAAGAAACTTACGGACACGGATATATCAAATACAAATTGTATGATGATTACGGAAAAGAAGTTCCACTAAAACAGCTGCCGGAAACGGCGCACCTGTATGATCTGGGGATTGAAGGCAATATCATGCTTGCGGTTCCTTTGAAAATATTAGTATCTACAAAGTACAAGAACCGAGGTAAAGCCTTGTTTGAAGGAAAAACGGACGTTCTGGATGGTTTGGATGAAGTGATCAGCCAGTGGATGGATGCAATCCGCATGGGAAGGATTAAACGGTATATTCCGGACAACCTTATCCCGCGTGATCCAGATACGGGAGAATTGATGCCGGCAAACCCGTTTGACAATGATTTTATTGCTTTGGGCGACAATATGGGAGAAAAAGCAAATCAGCAGGTGGAAATATCGCAGCCTCAGATTTCGTACGAAGCCTATGTAAACAGCTACATTAATTTTCTCGACATGGTATTGCAGGGAATCATGTCCCCGTCAACACTTGGAATCGATCTGAAGAAAACTGACAATGCAGAATCTCAGAGAGAAAAGGAAAAAGTTACTCTTCATGTTCGGAATAAGATTGTTGATGCATTGAACGAAACACTCCCAGAGTTATTCAAACTTATCATGCAGACGTATGATCTGATGTATGGAAGAACACCAGGAGAGTACGAACCAACAGTCAAATTCGGTGAATATGCTTCCCCGGATTTTGGAACTACAGTAGATACGGTAGGAAAAGCAAAACAATACGGAATTATGAGTATTGAAACATCTGTGGATCAGCTGTACGGAGATACCTGGACAGAAGAAGAAAAAGAAGCAGAAGTTGAGAAGCTGAAAGCAGAACAGGGCATACAGGATATGGAAGAACCGGCGGTGAACATGACAGCCGATGATTTTCATATAGATCTGGAAGGTGGTGAAAACGATGAAGGTAAAAGTAGGACCACGAATGTTCAGAATGAACCGCAAGGAGTTCCAGGGACTTCTTCAAATAGCAAAGGAGCAGGTACCGATAGGAATTTACGCGGTGGAGAAAGCTGATTATGCGGAACTCCGGCGAGATAAATGTGAAAGCATTACAAAGCTAAAGGAACTGACACGACAGTTTAAAGCACAGGGCTTCAAGGTGTGGTCAAATGGCAAAGATAAACGATGAGTACGATATTGGTGCTGCTTTCGAAGCAATCGAGAATGAACTGATCTCATCCATGATCCGGAACTTCGAAAACCATAAGCAGGAAGAGCTGGACGAAAAGAAATACTGGTCCATGTGGCAGACGGAGATGTTAAAATCTCTGGAAAAGTACAAGCATGACAACCAGAAGAAATATGGAAAGCAGTTTAAGGACATTAACAAACAGATCGAGGTACTGATCAGACTTGCAAGAAGCGAAGGTGGTATGAATCAGGAGAAACGGATACTGGAAGAAATCAAGAAAGGATTTCCTGCAAAACGTATTTCAAAAGGCGGTACTGCAGAGTTTTTTAAAGTCAATGACAGAAAGTTGGATGCGCTGATTCAGGCAACCACATCGGACATGCAGAAAGCAGAGGCAGCAGTTTTACGCATGGCAAATGATCAGTACCGAAAGATCATATATAACGCGCAGGTATACGCTAATACCGGAGCTGGTACATATGAGAAAGCGGTAGACATGGCCACAAAGGATTTTCTTTCTGCAGGTTTGAATTGCATCCAGTATACCAATGGAGCAAGACATACAATTGCTGACTATGCAGATATGGCAATCCGGACAGCGAGCAAGAGAGCTTACCTGCAGGGAGAAGGCGAAATGCGACAGCAGTGGGGATTACATCTTGTGATTATGAACAAGCGCGGAAGCCCCTGCCCGAAATGCCTGCCATTTGTTGGCAAGATTTTGATTGATGATGTGTGGAGTGGTGGTAGCAGTAAAGACGGCAAATATCCGCTTATGTCTTCTGCAATAGCAGCAGGTCTTTATCATCCCCGTTGCAAGGATTCTCATACTACATATTTTCCGGGCATCACGAAAGTAGATCCGAAATACAATAAGCAAGAGATTGCTGATATTGAGGATACAGCAAAACAGGAAGCAAAACAGCAATATGCTGAACGTCAGGAAAAGAGATTTGGAAGACTTGCGGATTTCTCACTGAATCCAGAGAACCAGAAACAGTATGAGCAGATGCAAAATCGGTGGAAACATGTGCGGATGCGAACTGGAAAGGTGAGCAGCCAGGAATATGCAGAATCCAAAAGACCACTTGCAGATTTCCATGCAGCCTCGCAGAATCAGGTTGTCAGCCTTCTTCGTACAGAATCACAGGAATGGATTGATAGTTTATCAGAAAAAGAAAAATATGCGATTGAAAAATATACGTTCAATTCTGGTGATCAAAAGCCGAATCGATTCTTTGAACGGCTTAATGCTATGCTTCGAGGAGATATAGCAGAAGATAAAAAACTACGAGGATATGCAGAAACAATATCAGGCGCATTGAAAAAGAGTAAGATTGAACATGATGTAATTGCATATAGAAATTTAGATATACCACTTTATAATGAATTTGAAGTAAATGATTTGGTTACGGAAAATCAATTTATAAGCACTTCTGTAGTTCAAAGCGCAGCGCTGGATAAAGCTTATAAAGTACTGATATATGTACCAAAAGGAAGTTGCTGTGCGTATATTGAAAAAATAAGCAAATATCCAAAACAAAGAGAGTTGTTACTTGACAAAAATACGATATTCAGAGTAATATCAAAGAAAAAGAACTCGATAGAATTGCAGGTGATTGTATGAAAATGAATTTGGAAGAAAAGAAAGCTTATAAGGATTATAAGGACAGGTTAGCACTGCAGGGAAAACCCAGAAAACTTACTGAGGAAGAAATTCAGAAATTAAAAAAAGAAGGACGTATTTAATACCACCAGTCAGAAAAGGCCGGTGGTATTTTTATACCCATTTTTATGAAAGAGAGGACAGAAAAAGATGAAAAAATTATTTATCAGCCAGCCTATGAGGGGCAAAACAGATGAGGAAATCCTTGCAGTGAGAGAAAAAGCAATCAAAAGCGCAGAAGAAATGATTGGTGAACCTGTGGAAGTGATTGATTCGTTCTTTCAGTCAGCACCTGCAGATGCAAGACCACTGTGGTTTCTTGGAAAATCGCTGGAATTACTGTCTACAGCAGATGTGGCATATTTTGTAGAAGGCTGGAATGAGTTCAGAGGCTGTAAGATTGAACATACCTGTGCTGTAGAATACAACATTGATCGAATTGAAGAGTAATTTGCACCGGCGCAATGGAGGGAGGTGAGAACGGTGAGGATAAGAGTAATCCACGATTTCAAAGACATTGAAAATAACCTGAAGCTCAGATCCGTCGGTGAAACAATGACGGTATCAAAAGAGAGAGCTGAGTATCTGGCACACATGAAAGTAGCAGAGATTATCGATTCGAAAGGCGGTGATCCGGAATCTCCCATTGAGGCGCAGGGTTAAGCGTCTTATTTTTATGTCCGGAATGACGTGAAACTACCAGAAAGGAGTAGTAGCATGACACAGGAACAGTTCGAGGCGCTCGGAATTGAGAAGAGCCTGGCAAAAAAAGCGGCAGATGCTTCTGCAAAAGAGCTGGAAGGCTATGTATCAAAAGAAACCTACGATACGACAGAACAGGAACGTAAACAACTGGAAACATCTGCAAATGATTATAAGACCCAGCTGGAAACGTTAAAAGCGTCCGCAGGGGATAATGAAGCCCTGAAACAGCAGATTGCAGACCTGCAGACACAGAATCAGCAGAAAGAAACAGAATATCAGGAAGAACTGAAGAATCTGAAGCTGACCAATGCAATCAAGATGGCAATTGCCTCATCAGCACAGGACAGTGATCTGGTGGCGGGGCTTGTTGACCGTAAGAAACTGATCCTTGGAGAGGATGGAAAAGTTACCGGTTTGGATGAACAGGTAAAAGCACTGAAAGAGAGTAAACCATTCCTCTTCAAGCAGGAACAGAAGCAGACTGAGAGAAGAGGATTCTTTCCGCTGGGAAATCACAAAGATGAAGGTTCCGAAAAAGAAGGACCTTTAAGCATGAAAGAAGCAATCGCTGCCAGATTAAACATGGGAGCAGAAGGGAATGGTAAATAATTATGGCAATTACACTTGAAGAAGCAAAGAAAAATGTGCAGGATGACCTTCAGATGGGAGTTATCGATGAATTCCAGAAACAGAACTTTATTCTGGAACATATCCCGTTTGATGATGCAGTATCTCCGACAGGAGGCGGTGCAACACCGTCTTACAGCTATGTGCGTTTGAAAACGCAGCCAAAAGCTGAATTTCGTGCGATTAATACCGAATACACGTCTTCAGAAGTAACAAAGGAATCACATACAGTAGAAATTAAAGTCTTTGGTGGGGCTTATGAGATTGACCGTGTGATTGCAAACATGGGCGGTATTGTAAATGAAGTTGAATTGCAGCAGACGCAGAAGATTAAGGCCGCACAGGCGCTGTTTAATGATACATTCATCAATGGAGATACTGCAAAGGATACGAAAGCATTTGACGGTCTGGATAAAGCACTTACCGGAAGCTCAACAGAGTACAACACTGAAGGAAGCATTGATCTGTCTACCTCAGAGCTGGTAACAAAGAACTATCAGTATTTCCTTGATATGCTAGATGAATTTCTGGGCGGCCTTGATGGAACACCGACATTTATTGCTGGTAATAATAAGCTGATTTCCAAACTCAGAGCTTGTGCAAGACGGGCAAGTATGTATCAGGCTACAAAAGACAACTGGGGCAATCAGGTAGAGAGCTATGGAGGCATCCCATTCGTTGACCTGAAGACCAAACCGGGAACTAATGATGAAGTGGTACCGATTAAAGGGGATGATGGAACTACGTCTCTTTATGTGGCACGTCTTGCAATGGACGGACTCCATGCTGTTTCTTTTGCAGGAGTGGCACCGGTACAGACATGGCTCCCTGATTTCTCTACTTCCGGAGCAGTGAAAAAAGGTGAAGTCGAAATGAATGCAGCTATTGCGCTTAAAGCATCAAAAGCAGCAGGTGTATTCAGAAACATCAAAGTAAAATAGGGAGGAACTGAGATGAAGGTTTTTAGTCCATTGAAAGAATATACAGGTATATCTGCATCAGTTCCGTTTTGCAATGGTGTTGGAGAGACAGATGATCCACACCTGATCGAATGGTTTAAAGATCATGGGTACGAAGTTGAAGAAACGGAAACAGATGAAGTAACAGTAGATACATCGTGCTTGGAAGACCAGATGGAATTACCAGCTGAGGAGCAGACTGAAACCCCGAAGACAAAGCGTACGAGGAAGTGATTTTATGGCTTACAAATCATATAAATCATATGCAACCGAAGATTACTACGTGGATCAGTATGAAGGCGACACCATCCCGGAAGATGAACTGGAAAAAGCCCTGAAACAGGCATCCAGACACGTTGATTCCATGACTTACAACCGCATTGTAGGTCGGGGATTTTCTAATCTTACGACTTATCAGCAGGAAATCATCAGGGAAGTCGTGTGTATGCAGGCAGATTTCGAGTATGAGAACGCGGATGAGATCAATAGTGTGTTATCTTCGTACAGCATCAACGGAGTGTCTGCACAGTTCGGCAGCAGCTGGAATGTGTTTACGGACAAGGGTGTAGCGATGAAACGTGATGTGTACGCACTGTTACAGCAGACTGGATTATGCTGCATGCTAGTGAGGTGATCGTATGAGATACCCGTGTTTGGTACCGAAAAGACTCTGCAAGACAGATATTACCTGTTCATTCGAGCGGGAAGGTCTGAATGAGTATGGGGAACCACTTAAAACAATAGAGTATTCTGGCAAGTGTAATTATCAGGACAAAGCAAGAACAGTCCTGACAGCAGAGAAAAAGCTGGTACAGATTACCGGCACAGCGCTGTTTCCGGGTGATATCTGCCCGGAATTGCCGGTGATCTCCGGCGGCTCTGCAGAGATCTTCGGGGGGAAAAGGCGAATCGAACAGGGAACAAAGGCAAGAAATCCGGATGGTTCCGTGAATTATACGGAGGTGATGCTGGTATGAGCAATCTGATCAGCGTGAACTCAGTGATAAAGCTGAATCTTCCGATGATCCGGAAACTGACCGAGGCACAAACAACTGCCCTGGAGCAGACTGCAGAAGCGTTACATACGGAAGTTGTGCAGGCACAGGTATTTCCACGAGATACCGGAAATCTCCAAAATGAAAACACATTTCTGCACCGTTCTGAAAGTGAGAATGGGAAAATTTCTATCGTGTCCAGTGCACCGTATGCCCGCCGCCTGTATTTCCATCCGGAATATCACTTCCAGACGGGAGAGAACCCGAACGCACGTGGCAAATGGTATACAGACTGGCTCCCGGGTGGTAAAGAAGCTGATTTTGCGGCCAAGGCATTCA